ATATTAAAGTAGTATCAAAGTGTTCGCCCGAAGATCGCAAGAGACTACGGCGGGAGATACTAAAAGATATACAGGAGAATGATGATGGGCAGAGTGTATAACAACGAGCGAGATTTGCCGGACGATCCGAACCGTGTAGGTGATGAAGACTACGGACGCAAGTGGTGGTTAGATGAACTTGACGAAGACCAAGATGAACAGGACGACGAATAACCCTTCCCCATAGCATAACAATGTTATGCACTCACGAGCCTCGCTTTTGCGGGGCTTTTTTTTGTCTTTACAAAGTCTAACTCCTGAGCTATCCTCGTTGGATGGCATTAACCCCTGAAAAGAAAGTTAAGAATAAAGTCGTGCAACTCTTAAAGGAGTACGGCGTTTATTATTTCTTTCCTGCTTCTTACGGAATGGGTAGAAGCGGGGTGCCAGATGTCATAGGTTGTTTTCAAGGACACTTCCTCGGCATTGAGTGTAAGGCTGGCAAGAACAAGGCGACAGCACTACAACACAAAGAGCTTGCTGCTATCAGGAAAGCAGAAGGTACAACATTTATTATCAACGAAGAGAACATAGGGGTACTCCACGAGTATCTTAAAGAGTATGCACAGCACCCTCAAAATATTGATGAAGCGGATGGAGAGCCATCCCGAAGAGTTCATTAAGCGTCCACGTTGGGTTGAGGTTATCAGCCTAATCATAGAGCACCCCCATAAGACTCCGTGGATAACTGCGGAAGATCGCGCTGCCGTCACGAAAAAATATTACTCACTACACGAACGCCGGTTCACAGAGCTGGTGATGAACACGCTGTTCGATGATGATAGTTGTCGGGAAGACTCAGGGCGACAAGCCTCAGGCGGAAGGGTTAGAAAATAAAATGGACATCATTACCATCGACTTTGAAACGTACTATTCAAAAGAGTACGGACTCAAGAAATGCACGACTGAAGAGTACATACGTGACCCACGTTTTGAGGTTATCGGCGTAGCGGTAAAGGTAAACAACGAACCCGCACAGTGGTTTACCGGTAGCAAAGCACAAACTAAGAAGTTCTTGGGGCAGTTCAATTGGGGCAAGTCGGTGGCGTTAGCCCACAACGCTATGTTTGACATGGCGATCCTCAATTGGCACTTCGATATCCGACCTAAAAAGATTGCTGATACGCTAGCAATGGCACGAGCTATCCACTCCATTGAAGTTGGTGGGAGTCTGGCTGCGTTGTCCGAATACTACGGACTGGGTAAGAAAGGCACCGAGGTACATGATGCGTTGGGCAAGAAGCGCCTAGACTTTTCTAAGGATGAGATGGACGCCTACGGTGGCTATTGTGTGCAGGACGCCGAGTTGACTTACAAGCTGTTCAAGGTGCTGGTACGGGAGTTCCCTGTCTTCGAGCTTAACCTGATCGATCTAACCATCCGTATGTTTAGTGAGCCTGTGCTTGAGCTGGACTTAGATGTACTCCACGCTCATCTTGAGGAAGTTATATATAAGAAAGAAGTTCTAATGTCCCGAGTCAAACACGAGAAAACCAAGCTGACCAGTAATCCTCAGTTTGCGGAGCTTCTACGAGAGTATGGTATCGAGCCGCCCACCAAGATAAGCCCCACAACAGGCAAAGAAACCTATGCTTTTGCCAAGAGTGACGAGGACTTCAAGAAGCTTCAGGAGCACGAAAATCCAGAAATCCAAGCTATTGTAGCTGCTAGGTTAGGAGTAAGGTCTACCATTGAGGAGACACGCACTCAGAGGTTTATCAACATAGGAAACAGGGGGACATTACCTATCCCACTGCGCTACTACGCGGCCCACACAGGGCGGTGGGGAGGCTCTGACAAGATCAATATGCAGAACTTACCTCGTGGTTCCCAGCTCAAAAAGGCTATGTGCGCTCCAGACGGGTACAAGTTTGTGGACTGTGACCTGTCTCAAATAGAGGCACGGACACTAGCGTGGCTAGCCGAGGAGGACGACCTAGTTGAAGCGTTCGACAGAGGAGACGATGTATATAAGATAATGGCCTCCGCTATCTACGATAAGCCTGAAGACCAGATAAACAAAGAAGAAAGGTTCGTTGGTAAGACTACGATACTAGGTGCTGGGTACGGCATGGGTTCTGTTAAGTTCAAGGCACAGCTAAAAAGCTTTGGCGTAGAGTTGGAACAGACCGACTGTGACCACATCATACGAATATACAGAGACACATACCCCGAGATTCCGAAGCTGTGGCGCACTGCTGGGAAGGCTCTGGACACCATCATGGACGACCAGACTACCGCATTTGGGCGCTACGACATCCTAGAAGTGGAGGGCACAGACGGTATACGGTTACCCAACGGACTGTATGTAAAGTATCCAAATTTGCGGGAGCAAGAAGATGAAGAGGGGTATACTGAAACAGTGTACGACACTCGAAAAGGGAGGACTATTCTACCTACTAGGATATATGGAGGTAAGGTAATCGAGAACGTGTGTCAGGCACTGGCACGGATTGTTATCGGTGAACAACTGCTCCGCGTAGCCCAGAAGTACAAAGTCGTGATGACGGTACACGATGCCATAGGGTGCATTGTCCCAGAGGATGAAGTAGAAGAGGGGATGCGCCTAGTAGAGAAAGTTATGAAGATCAGGCCCAGATGGGCACCAGACCTGCCTCTCGACTGCGAGGGTGGACACGGTGACTCTTACGGAGCTTGTTGATGGCCCCAGCGGGCGGTGGGCAGGGTTTTACTATTTTTCTCCCTAAAAACACCCGCAGCATACAACATTGGAACTACTCCCCTTAGTCGAGAATGGTGTGCCAATACCATATCTTGACAGGCGTTCTCTTTCTCTGATGTGTGTATGCCGACTAAGCCGCGCTAAGGTTAGCCGTGCCTTTATCCTTGGGGGCACGCATTGAATTTGAGGAGCTTATGAAAGTACGAATAGAGTTGGAAGAACAAGACGTAGAAGAAGTCATATTGTTGATTAAACGTCTTACTGATGTCTTAGAAAGAGTAGAAGAATTTATAGAGGAAGAAGACGGAGATGGCGAAGAAGGGACATAAAGATTTGTACCCAAAAATTATATCTATGGCAAAGAAAGGCATGAAGGGTGTTGATATAGCTACTGAGTTAGGGCTAAGCCCCAACAGCGTCAGGACAATACTCTTTAATCACGGGGTTAAGTTAAAGACCCCGATAGGCAGACCGATGGTGGACAACCCTGTTCGTAACAGGTTCAGAGTGCCGAAGGTACACAAAGGGCCGGAGCAGGTGATGCCAGACCCATTTAGGAGATAAGTATGGTTAGCCAGTTGATGTGCGTAGCCTTAGCTATCTACTTTGAAGCTAGAGGTGAACCAGACGCAGGACAGATTGCAGTCGCTCACGTAGTCCGAAACAGAATAGAAGACCCGCGCTATCCAGACAATGCGTGTGATGTAGTCAAACAAGGTTACTACTGGAACGGTAACCCAGTGCGCAACATGTGCCAGTTTAGTTTTTATTGCGATGGTAAGTCCGAAAACCCGCATGACGAAGAAGCTTGGCGCGGAGCGTTATATATAGTACACCTGAGTGGTTTAATTCCTGATATTACAGGAGGTGCAACACACTACCACAGCACGAAAGTATTTCCGGCGTGGGCACACACGGGGCGTATTACAACTAACATACACAAACATGTGTTTTATGCAGGTGTTAAATGAAGAAGCCTATATTCACAAGCAGTGCCCAAGACATGGTTAACAAGCCCCCGCACTACGCTAATCAGGGGGTAGAGTGTATTGATTACATCGAGCAACAACTTACCCCGGAGGGTTTTCGGGGGTACCTGCTAGGTAACATAACGAAGTATTTACACAGACACACATACAAGAACGGGCTTGAGGATTTGAAGAAAGCCCAATGGTATTTAAATAAATACGTAGAAGCGTATGGGGAGCAATAATAGTGTACGAATACAAAGCAACCATTATAAAAATCGTGGATGGAGACACATGCGATGTGGACATTGATCTTGGTTTTGATTGTTGGGTTCGTAATCAGCGTATCCGTCTTTTCGGCATCGATACTCCAGAGTGTCGCACTAGAAATAAGCAGGAGAAAGCACATGGACTACTTGCGAAAGCCTACGCCCAAAAGGCTCTCAAGTTGGGAGGAGTTTATGCGCTCCGAACAAGAGAGAAGGGAAAGTTTGGAAGGTACTTGGGTGAAATCAAAGTTGGACGGACGACCATTAATAAACTACTCATCAAAGAAAAGCTGGCTGTCGCGTACACCGGGCAAAATAAAAAAGACATAGCCGCTGCACAAGAGGCTAACCGTTTAGCATTAGTAAAAGAGGGGAAACTGTAATGGAAAAAGTATTTTTACCGGAAGAATACGCGGGTGTTCTTGTGTGGGATGAAGAGTATGGTGAGGGTGACGTAGAGTTACTAGAAAGATTTATGGAAGAGCCTGCTATTACTCAGCTAGATGCGATGAAGGATTGGATTGACGCCCTTACCAGAATTTATAATGAAACTTTGAAAGACTACGAAACGAAACACTAAGGAAACTTATGACAGCTTGGTCTTACAGCAAGGTTAATACCTTTAAGCAATGTCCCAAGAAATACTACCACCTAAACGTCAAAAAGGACGTGAAGGATAGGGGCAACGCAGCTACGGCGTATGGCAGTAAAGTACATAGTGCTGCTGAAAAATATATAAGAGACAACAAGCCACTACCTAAAGAATACAGCTTTATTAAACCTACGCTAGATGCCTTCAATCGAATAGAAGGTGAGAAGCACTGCGAGATTAGGCTTGGTGTGGCAAAAAACGGTGATGAGTTTAGCCCATTAGGTTTTTGGGATAAGAACGTCTGGTACCGAGGTATAGCTGATTTACTAATAGTCAACGGAGAGAAAGCTTATTTGGTTGACTACAAGACAAGTAAGACCGCGAACTATGCGGATACTCAGCAACTAGACCTACTTGCAGGGGCTGTGTTTATAAACTACCCCGAGGTTAAAAAGATTAAATCTGCATTGTCATTCGTTGTATGTGATGGTTTTGTAACGAAGGAGCACACCGCAGATATGTACAAATCATACATAGGTGTGTTCGATGAGGCGCTTGAGCGTATTGAAGTAGCAGGTAACGAAGGTGTATGGAACCCGATAGACGGGCCGCTGTGTCGATTCTGTCCGGTGACTAGCTGCGAGCATAATAGGAGGTAGTGATGAGCTACGCAATATTAATAGACATTGGAGATACAACATTTATAGATGGGCATTATGCAGACGAAGCGGTAGCCCAAGATGCCTTTGGGCGTTGGGAAAAAACTTATCCAAATTTACATTTTGATTTGTGTTTTGTAATAAGTAAATCGTGTCCTATAGCAGATGAAACTTTTATGCCTAACAATAGAAAGACTTTAGAAATTGCTAACGAACGTGGCGTTGCTGTGATAGCAGGTATTGATGAGGATGTAACACATTAGGAAATAATATGCGTATAGTTTGTGCATCACAGCAAGTAAATCTTTTTGCCGAAGATATTAGAAGAGAAGCCCCACGCTGCAATGTACTATGGTGGACTGATGATAAAGACAATAATGATTGGTATCTTTACAGCAGTATGAGGACATACCTCAATAAACCTTTGTTAGACACGTTAAAAAATTTTGGGTCTCCGCAATATTCAGAAATAAATTTATACCTACTAAAAAATTTGTATCGTGCACTGCTTCACGAAGAACCGACAAAAGGATTCACTGACAGATTAAAAAAGTGTGGTAGACACATAGAGTATTGGCAGTGGGACATTTTTGAGCAGATAAGATGGCGTGCTAGTAAAGGTGTACACCCTAAAGTAGCACTAGAAGACATGCTTAAACTTCACTATCGTAGGGTCGAACGTGAAGATATTTATGAAAGATGGGATAGCCCAGAAATAAAACAGGAGTGGCGCGAAGTAAGAATGCAAGTATTAGAGGCATATAAAGCACAATGCGCTATATGCAACCGTACTCCACAACAACATGGAGTGGTGGTACATGTAGATCACATAATACCTAAATCACACAAACCGAATCTAGCCCTGTGCTTCTCTAACCTGCAAGTGCTTTGTGAAGATTGCAACATGGGCAAAGGTAATAAATTTAATACAGATTGGCGTCCTGTAGTGACTAACCATGTATCAGTACACGAGCATCTGGAATACTGAAGGAGGCAACAATGCCAGCCAAGAAACGTAACTACAAAAAAGAATATGAGAATTACCAAGGCACTGAAGAACAAAAGAAAAAACGTGCCAAACGCAACGCTGCTCGACGCAAGGCTGAGAAAGAGGGCAAGGTTAAGAAAGGTGATGGCAAGGATGTAGCCCACAAGAAAGCTATGGACAAAGGTGGAAAGAACTCTGATGGTACTAGAGTAGAGAGTAAATCTAAGAACCGCTCCTTTAAACGCGACTCTAAGGGTAATCTAGTATCTGAAACGAGTAAGCGGGAACGTAAGGCTAAAAAGTGAAAGTAGTTAACAATAGAGCCATCGTGCTCAAGACAAAGCGCCCCCACCTTATTACGGAAAGAGTAAAAAACTACAAGGTGCTCACGGAAGAGAAGGGCGTGTACAAGATAGCTATACCGTGGGGGCTACACGAGTCTCAAGTATTGGCCGGATTGAAGGTAAAGGAAGTACCTTCTCCTATGGCACGGGACTACGAGTACACCGGTAGGTATGAACCGTTCGACCACCAGAAAGAAACAGCGTCTTTCCTAACACTGCACAAGAAAGGTTTTTGTTTTAACGAGCAAGGCACCGGAAAGACTGCATCTGTGATATGGGCGGTTGACTACCTGATGCAACAGGGTCTGATAAACCGTGTGTTGGTTATCTGCCCTCTGTCTATTATGAAATCAGCATGGCAGGAAGACTT